TTGACAATTGATTCCATCTGGCAGAGTCTGAATTTTGATTGGCATAGTTTCCAGTTCTGCCCAGTCCAACGGATGAAGCCCTTTCATGGTAAACCCGCCATCTCTTTGAATCAGCAACAATATGTATCTTCCAGTTGTGCGCCAATCATGCATGCGAACATTGAGATCTGTTGACAATTGATTCCATCTGGCAGAGTCTGAATTTTGATTGGCATAGTTTCCAGTGTCGTAAAAAGGACTGCCTATGCTGTAGCGTAGATACAAACTGTCGCTATCTGCAAATTTAAAACAATTTGCATCTATACACATGGTATGATTGCCTAACTGCTGCTGTTGTTGTATTATATGTGCTCTTAATTGTATATTAGGTGTGTGTTGTTTAGGACTTGCCCATCCTAACATCACTGCCAGTTTTGATGGTATGTATTTGTTTTGTGTTTCTACATGCACTCTAGCACCTTGCGATCGTGCGCCATCCGCAAACGCTATTAGGGTATCAACTTTTCTACCCGGAGTTTGTTTTTGCAACGAACTTAGATAGACAACAACATCATACATATTCGTTTAGTATTTTCCAAGCAGTTCCATCACGCATTTCTGCTTCGGTGAACTGGCAGTAAGCAATGTGTCTTGCCCAGGCAGCAACTTCATCTAGTGTGGGTATTTTTGGTGTTTCTATTTCACTCAATGATTGACTACACAATGCCGCGGCAGCATTAGGTCCTAGTGTAATGGCTGGTTTGCCTAACAACAATGCTTCACCTGCTGCAATACTAGAAAATGTAACCAAGCAATGTACATCTTGTGTAAGCGCCATTTCCATAGTGTTATCATTTACTCTAACCGACCGACCTTGTTTGAGTCTAGTTACAATAGGGCGGTCTGTGTATTTTTTAATTTCATCTTGTGTTTGTTGTAGCCATTCTTCAAGATTGATATCATACAAGTTTAAAAGTTTTTGACTAGGTGGTGCCAACAAAATATTAGTACCAGGTCTAAATTTTGTCAGTTGAACTCCGGTGCGTTCTAATCTGTCATTGGGTCTGTCTACAATAAGACCAAAATTTTGTACATCATTTTTGGTAATCCTGTGATAGAGTTTGTGTTTGCCATTGCCAAAATAACCAGTATCTATATAGTAAAAGTCTCGGCCAACAGAACGACAGATGTTCATTTCTTTGCGTTTGGTGACACCTCTAAATATTGCCGGAATCATGCTGGTACTGTGTTTTTCCCAGTTAGAAATTTGTCCACCTGATCCTAATATAAAACTTTGCAAAAATGGATCATACATTTTGCCTTTCCTCTCAAATTTTGTATTGTTTTCATCATGGCCAATTGCCACTGCTGCGCTGTTGTCTAACTGCTTTAGTTGATCAATTACGCTTTCTAGTGTTATACCATAGTATGTTCCAGTTGGGTCAACTCGATATTTGAGAATGTTATCAAATAATGTTTTGATCTCTAGCGGAATCATATCAAACACATGAGATGGTGGTAGCGGAGTCGGCGTTAGTTCGTTGTGTGCTTGAATCCAATTGCCGCCGTATTCAGTTTTGACATAATTTGGAAACCAAGGTCCACCTTCTGTGTAATGTATGGCCTTTGGCTTGCCATCTTGTGGCTCATGATACCAATTTACCAACCAGTTCCAAGTTTTGTCAAGACTTCCAATTGCATAATCAGTCCATGTAAATCTATGCAAAAATTCACCAGTCTGTGAACTAACAATTTCAGGAGTCAGTGTTTGACAGTCTGCATGCGCACAGTTAAACAACATCAAACTTGACCAATTTTTTCTTGGATATAGATATTGTGTTTTGCCATCCATTTTTACTGTGTTGGTTGGCTGGTAATCGTGTTGTACTACAGCAACCGCTGCGTTGTCATTTGCACATTCAAATAATTCTTTGACATCATGTTCAAACAAAAAATCACAATCAACAAATACTGCATTTCCTTGATATTTACAAAGATACGGAACCAAAAATCTAGTGAATGTAAATTCCGTAGAACTTTGTGGATCTACTTCTCTAGTGTAAATTTCTTGAGCACGTAGTTCCGCTTGTTTGAGAAAATAAATTTCCACTGGCACTGTAGCATGTTTTAAAATGCTGTACTTACAGACCTCCGCAGCTAGGGGTTCTCTGCTGTCCCATCCAATAAAAATTTTTAGTGTCATCGTTTTGGTTTAACTGTGCCAACAGTTTCTCGTTCGATATCGCTGTGATCAAATTCTGCCCAATACAGTTCAAACGCTATGGTATCTTGAACTGCTTCAAATTGATGATATTCTCCCGGGGCAACTTTAGTATACTGCCCTGCTGTGAGTACAGTTTCGTCCACTAGATCGTATCCGTTTTTCCAAACACGAATAATCAATTTGCCAGACTCAACAAAAAATCCATTCCATTTGAACTTGTGTTTATGTTTGGAACACACGCCGCCTGCCTGAGCTTCTATCCTGTGAAATTCCAACACTCCGTTGGCTTCTAGCAGTTCGGTTTGCCCCCATATTTTTCCAGCTTTCATTTTCTTTCAATGTCCTCTTCTACACAATCTTCCCCAAACTGTATTTCAATCAGTTTGAGTGGTCTATCAGTTTCGTTACACAGTTGATGCCATTCATTGCGATGGATCCAACAGGCTTCATGCACAGTCATATGGTCTTTGACATCCCTGTCTGTGCTGGAATCTAGTGAGTATACTGTGGCTTCGCCTTCGGCCACAAACCAAAACTCCGCTCGCTTGTCATGCCGTTGCATGCTCAAACATGTTTTGGGCATGACAGTAAGTTCTTTAAGTTTGGTGTTGGCACCAACTTCGTGCAACACACGATAGTATCCCCAGGCTCGTGTGGTCTTGGGTTTTTTCCATTCTTCGAGAATCCACGAACTGCTATTCTTTTTATCCTCGCCACCTACGCCAAACACAAATTCTAAATTGGCATCTATCACATGCATTTCGGGAATGTTTTTGTCAGTGCGATCACCACCATTGGCAAATACCAACGTTGCGTCGGGGTAGTGTGCTCTAACTTGTCGAATAAACTCTTTGGCCGAGTCATCTGCATCGTCAAATGTGTATGTTTCGTCTACCATGGCAAGATTGTTTATCACACACAATCTTTCCGTCCATGGCATGAATGGCCGACCTTTTTTGCGTGTGAGCCATTCATCTGAGTTGAGTCCCACAATCAGCATGTCGCCCAGGGTGCGGGCTGCTTTAAAATAAGCAATGTGTCCAGAATGCACCGGATCATATCCCCCGGTACAAAGTACAATTTTCATTTTTTAATGATCCTTCCTTCTATGTATCCCAAAGGAACGGTGTCAGGAAAAAATGTAGAACATTTTTTTGTTACAGGACAATGGTACCACTTTTTTCCTCGCTTACCATTGCCGGCTGCACAGCGGCGGTCCGGATCTTTCATTTGCTCTAGTGTACTTATTTTACGCATCTCAATTTGCATCGGATCTTCAAATTGTTTTTTGTTTGCCTGACGAAGTTTTTCTTTGGTTTCAGCCGTATGTTGAAAATTGTTTCCTAAATTAGGCGGTTCCTGAAGAGCTCGTTTTGCTCTCATTTTAGCTCTGACTTCTTCAGAGTGTTTTTTTCCATAATATGGATTATTTTTTCCAGTCTGGTATTTAGAAATACTTGCTTTTGTAATTGAGATTATAGCAGCATAAGTTTGAGAACTTATTTTATAACGCTGTTGATGCTTATTTTCTTGATTGACTAAACACCTAATAGCATAAGACATTTTCATCTTATCTCTTCCGCAAGTCATTTTTACTAAGAGTCTGTGACATACAAAATGTTCCCTAGCGGTTAAGGCAACAATATTTTCTTTTTTATTACTGCCTCCAAGGCTTTTTGGAATTATGTGATGCCGCTCAACATAACCGTTAACTGGGTTATTTTTTCTATGTTCAATAATGTTGTAATAGCATTTTGAGTATTTGTTATCTATAAACATACTTCCTCCTGTATGTTTATTTATACAACTTGGGGTCAACCCCACCGGTAACAATCACACCTGGATGTCTTCCATGCCAGCAGTTCTTAGACGTACAATATGTCCCATTTGCCACTGCTTGGTATCTAGCCCCTTCATGATACCCAACCATCGATTGCGCAGATATGCTACTTCGTTGATTATGGTTTCGTAATCAATTACTTCATCTTCACCATCCACGTACTTTTCAGCGTCTCGACTGGTAAGCGCACGAGCATAGCCTTCCAGATACTTTTGAAAGTGCTTTCTACGGATTTTACGTAGTTGAATGTTGAGAAAGTTCAACACAGCTTCAATTTCTTGAAGCTGGTTGTACCTAAACTCAGTAATGCCCGGAAGTGCTGTTATGTTTTTTTCAACAATTCCAGCAATGCGGCAGTCTTTTTTAGCGTCAGTTATTTCACGCTCGTAGT